CTTTTCCTGGTGTACTAGAGCTTCTAAATCGCCGTGTAAGCGACTCATTACACTTCCGATAGTCATTGCTAAGTTCTTAGCATCTCTAATGTTAAGTGTAATGTCTTTTAATTGTTGGTTGTCAGCAGTCTTAACTTTGTCAATAAACTGTTGTAAAGGAATTGTGTTTAATGGACTAACGGTTGGCACGTGATAACTCCTGACGCATTTCTATTTCAGTCTTAAATGGACCTCTGTACTCATATGATTCTAGTGTTACAAGTTTAGGACAAAAACTTTTTACCCAACCCTTGTCAAAGTGAATACAAAAATAGCCTGCACAATATAAGCTCTTAGACTTTTTACTTTTAGTAAACAATCCAAACTTTCTTTTTACGTCAAACATGCTATTGAAAGGAACAGTACTAGTTGGTAAATTATAAATCTCTTTTGCAATATTAGATTTTGCTTCGCTAATATCAGACTTATTCCAAAGTAACGTACCTAAGTTCTTTTCAACAATACCTTTAGTATCATATATGTAAGTTCCTGTGTTGCAACTATACATGTATTTGTTATCGGCATCACGTGATAGTGTGCCTTTCTTTTCGTTTGAATCAATGTCTTCAATAATCCAAAACTTATTCTTTAGTATTTCATTTGCCTTTAGTTTTGTCATTTTACTGGGTACCTCGCTTGTAATGGTTTTGAATATGCTTGTGCATTATCGGAAATTCTTTGCATGTCATATATAGCACAGAATTTCATAAGACGCAATCCAACCTGTGAAATATTCTTAGGTTGTGCATTTTCAGTGATAGTGTTAAAAATCTTTTCTTTAATGTTCTCAGGTTGTGCAGTTAAGTCACATAGTGTAACATTACGTTGATAGTCATCTAGTACACGATGTTCTACACCATCATGATCAGTCCAACGTTGTAACATCAAGTTATTCCAGTTGTAACCTTTAGTGCCTTTATCTTCGTATGCTTCTAATAAGCCAACCTTGTTCTTAGTACCTTTCTTACGTACACCTGGATAAGCACTAAACACGTTATCACTTGTGTCACCTCGCATACACTTTTCAAATAGCATATAGTCGGGTATAGGAGCAGGCTTTTCTAATCCTGTCTTTTTATCAATAACAGGTTGTCTTTTCTTGTCGTCAAAGTAACCTTCGTGTGTAATAATTGTATTACTAACACCATTGTACTGTGTTACGTTAGGTGCAATTAGTTGTGCAAAGTCACCATCAGTACTAATAATAACATGATCATCATCTGGGTGTGCTTGTGTCCAACCTGCAATCAAGTCATCTGCTTCTAGTTCAGGATGTTGCATTACAGTACAGTTAGTCTTTGTAGTTACAAAGTCTTTAAATGCATCAAACGTTTCCCAAAAGATCTTTTCTTCTTCTGCTTGACTAGGACTAAGTGCATCACGACTTTCTTGCCTATTACGTTTGTAAGGCTCATAATAGTCTTTACGCCATGAACGACCTTCTAAACAAAATACAATATGATCAGCTTCAAAGTCTTCCCATGCTTTCTTAATACTGTTTAATGTGATGTGAAAAGCCATACCAACTTTAGTATCCAAGTCGCCACGTACAACGTGCCTTGCTCTAAAAAAAGTATTTGCTGTATCTACTAGTACGTATTTCATAATATTGTCCACTCCGTTTTGCCTAATAAGTAAGTTGCCCATAGCATGTGAAATTCTTCGTTAGGATGAAACCCATTCAAAGAACTATTGCGTAGTAGTGTATTACTACTTTCTAAATTATCTAGTTGCTTCATTATATAATCACTATCATTTTCTACATTCTTATACTTAGGATAATGATCTTGCCACCAACCTGCTTCGTTAATAACAGGCAATTCAAAAACACTACCATGCATCTGTGCAGTTAATCTAACCCACGGACATATTACTATTGTACACGAATCTGTAGCAAAGTCAACCATAAATGGGTTGAAATTCTTCCAAACTAGACCTTCTACATTTGTATGTGATGTAATGACACGATTGAGCTCTTTTAACATCATCTCGTCGTACATTTTAAACCATTCAACATCAGACAGCTTTTTATCTAGTGTTTGTGTTTCAGAATATAATGTATTGTAATGTTCTAATGTTTTATACCAATCTTCGATTTTAGACTGATCTCTGCCCGGACTAGTTAATTGGAATATTACTTTAATTTCTTCGTAGAGTATAGCATACTCTTCTAGCAGTCTATCTAAGTCGTGTACCATGTTTTGGTTACAGTTACCAGGAACTGCTGATAACAACAAGTCACTATCTAATGCCTTAGCACAATGACCTGCAAACGAGTTATTAATTCGATATGTTAGACTGTCGTTACCAAGACCGCTTTGTACACCTCGAAAGTTTTCACCGTACGACCAGCTTTCACCTATAACAATAAGAAGACTGTTCTTTTTATTCTTAACGAAAGCTTCTGTATTAATTGCACTAATCCAATCAGGCTTAGTACTAGACTCTCTAGTATGTAACGTTGACTTCGCAGTGATAACGTTTAACGTCCGACTATCTAATCCTATAATAGGATGAATACGTTTCCATTTAACTTGCTTCACTTTTTCCATCTTTTCTTGAAACAATTTTAATATGTCCAGCATCTCTCTGTGGATCATGTCCTTGTTCTTGTAAGATAGTTCTAGCAACGTCTTTAAACCAACCGTCTACGATAGCTTCGTTTGATTCGCCTTTATAACCTGCATCAAGTAACTGTTCAATAAACTCGTTATTCCAATCGAGCTCAAAGAACCCGTTCTTAATGTCGTCTGGGTTAACTTGTGTATCTAATACACCAACCCAAGGCTTCTTAGCTTTAGTGGCCGCTTCTTTTTCTTGTTCTAATAGTGTTCTTGAATTAGGCTCGCCTTTAACAGGTTCCTTTTTCTTAAACACGTTTTTTATTTTATCTAGCATTGTGTTTCCTTATAGTAGACCTTTTTCTCTTAACTGTACATCAAGAGGTCTAGTGTCTTTTGTTTTACTTATTTCTTCTTTAGCCTTGGTCAATTTATCAAGTTCCCCAGGCATTTCCGAATAAGCTAATGTGGAGTCTGGGTGTGAATCGCCATCCTTTTGCCATACACGCCTCTGCCACGTCTTTAACATTGAGGGCATATTCTTCACTGCGTCCACCCAACGGCATAAGGTATACCGGACATTGTAACCCGGCACTTCTGTAAGCCTCCACAGCTCTTTCAACTTCTTCAAAATCGCCTTGAGTAGCGACAACAAACTTAAGATAGATGTCGCAATTAGTAACAGTACTATACTGACTAGCCACATCAGGCTTAATAGCAGTATCCCAAGGTTCTCCGCTAACACTAAGTTTTGGGGAACAAGACCATGTAACCTTAATCCTGTCTTGATCGTTGAGATAGTTAAAGAAATCTTCGTGTAAAGATTGTGTAGTATTTGTTTCAAATGTAACATTTTTTAAGTCCTGCATACGTGGATGCTCGAATAGTTCTATATATAACCGTTGCCATGCAAGTAACGGTTCGCCTCCAGTTAATATTAAATGGACATCTTGCCCATTGTCTTGTACCCACTTACCATTAGGCGTAAGTGATAACAAGTGTTCAACTACTTCTTCAACTTCTGCAAGTTTATTGAAGTGTTTAAATTCAGGATAGATACTTGCATATGTATCACAACCTGTATGTATAATAGGTAAGTCGTTAAACTCTTTTGTAGTTTCATGTACACCTTGATTAATAAGTTCCATTACTTCTGCATTGTGTTTCTTACCTGCTTTGTGTTGTTCCCAACGATCACGCTTCTCGTCAGTACCAAAGTTCATACAACGAAAGTTACAACCAAAGGTACGTAAGAACACACTAGGTACTCCTACATATTGTCCTTCACCTTGTACACTATAAAATGCTTCTGAATATCTTAGTTTAGCTGGCATTATAGTTCCTCCGCAATTCCTAATAGTTCAGCAACAAGTAATCCTGTTGCTAACCAAAAAATACTTCCTGTAAATAATGCTACTACACAACCTGCAATACGAATTGCACTTTTTACAAGACTAATATAAAAATGTTTCTTACTTGGATCCTTAGGCTCAGGTGCTCCAGGCATTATTACTCTTTCTGGAATGGGGCTCATTGCACCACCCGCATCAAAGGTTCACTTGACATTGAATCATGGTAGTCTGTGTTATAAAATCTACGAGTAGTTGTTTCTTTAGTTAACATACCATCTTTAACACGATATGTAATAAACTCTTGTTTGATAACGCCTGTTAAATCTTTCATGCCATCTACTGTAGCTGACTTTAATGGTCCATCACTCATTTCGCATACTCCTGTTGTAATTTAATATTGTCCATAAACTCTTTCTTAGTACCTGCATCATCTTTAAATGCACCTTTAAGAACAGTTGTTTGTGTAAGACTACTATGTGCCTTTACACCTCTGTTTTCAACACAACCATGTGTTGCTTGGACATAAACACCTAAGTGTTCTGCACCCGTTGCCTTTTGAATTTCACGAGCAATGTCGTTTGCTAATTCTTCTTGCAACGTACCTCGCATAGCACACCATTGTGCAATACGTGTATACTTACTTAAACCAATTAATTTATCTGCGGCAATAATACCTATGTATGCAACACCTCTAACAATCTGATGATGATGTGAACACATACTTGTAAGTTCACTACGTACTACTAGCATACCTTCATAACGTGATGCACTATCATTAGGAAATGCAGTTGCGGCTGGAATAGGTTCATAACGTCCTGCCATTAGTTCTTTGATATACATCTTAGCAAGACGTTTACCAGTTCCCATACTGTTAGGATCGTTATGCCTATCAATTACAAGTGCATCAAGTACACTTTCAAATGCTACAGTCGCTTCTTCAATTAGTGCGTCAGTATCACCTTCTTGTAATACCTCACTAATGTTATCGCCTGCCCAATGACGAATGTTTGCGTCTTGCAAACGGGCTTTGATCTGGTCACTTTTACTCATTTATTTCTCCGATGTTAAGGCAGTGGATTGCCAAATTTATATATATTATATACTTTATTTAGGTTTTTGTCAATGACTTTAAGCACCAAAATGTTTGTTTAACATTTCAAGTCTGTCATTGGCAGTAGCCATTTTATCAAGTTCCTTTTGAATAGTCTCAATAATATCGCTATGTTCGCCTATTCCTACTACTGACTGCATATACACTTCTATGTTAGCCTTGTGCAATTCAATCTCCGCTTCTGCGTGTTTCCTTGCCGCATTAATTATAACCTGTTTCAACATAAAATTCCTTTCTAAAATTGTGACGGCAAATATTCTGTAGCAATCATTTTATGAATCATTTCATTAAAATGTTCGCCATCTACAGTATGGTTGCCTACGTTGATGTCTTTTTGTTGAAGAAACCAATCTTCAACGGTCTGCTTTGCTACTTGGATATAATTGAAATCAAAAAATTCTTTGTTCATTTCTTTTGGTATCCATGTCCAACTGTTTAATCCAAACAGTTTTACTTTCGCACCGTTGTTACGGCACAACTCTTGTATAATATATATCTCCTTAAAAAACTCACGTTGAGTTTTAAGGCTCATAACTTCCATCCATGTCTTTACAGTCATGTACGATTCCGATCTTAAATCAGGCTTAGCTAGTTTAAACTCTGGATCGTATACTGCTTTAAAAGGTACTTCCTTTTTAAAGTCTACTGGCCAAACTTGCATTGGTATGTCATTAACACTACCGTCACTTGTTTGATTAGCAGGATACCAACAGTCGGTACGTCCTTTTGTAACTTCTTTAACATACGTTGCATCTAGTGGTACAATGTTTTCGTAGTGTGTAGGAAATTGAATACTTAATCTAAAACGATTCCAGTAAGTCATTTGTACAACAACTTCTTCAATATCATCATAAGTTTTAAATAAATGACTTAACCATTCTGAATAAGTCCACCAACCGTTTTGCGGATTAGCAAATATAACACCGTCAGCATCTTTACTATTAATATAATGTTCAGCCCAGTTGTTATCATTCCACTTACCACTATAAGGCCAGTTTTCTTGTGTCATGTTTTCTTTGTCTTCGGGCATACCATCAACATGATATCCGCTTGTATGACTACAACCTATAGCGGCAATTCTCATGAATAAAATCTCTCTCGAACTGCTTCAATAGCGGCTTCAGTTGAATCGTAGCTTTGTTTTGTAGGAAGAACACCACGAACACCACCTTGTGGATTATCCATATCTCCGTCACGTCTAAAAATTAAATGTACATGTGGATACATGCAAGTTTGTCCTGCACTCTTGCCTATATTGATTCCCATGTTGTAACCTGTAATATTAGTCTTTTCACTTACAACATTATCATATCCCATAGTAACACCAAAGTTAAAACATTTCATAATAGCTTCGTGTGTATTTTCACGTGGTACAATAAGTGTATGACCTTCTGTAACAGGATACTTATCTCTATATACAATAAAGTCTCTTGTACTAATTTCTACATCACTCCAAGGTGCTCTACCATCTGCTTGGGCTTGTTCTAAAGTATCAATTTTCATTTCACACTCCAATTATTCATTTATCGTTGGCATACGTTTAATTAACTTTTTGGGTCTTAGTTTTAGAGCTCTGTTCATTAAGTTAATTATACCACCTTTTTTAAAGTTTGTCAAGAATCTCTTACGATCCAATTCTCCAATTAGTTCTTGTGTAAGTATACACTCCTCTAGACCGACCTTATTTGTCAAGTTAGGCGTTGTGAACTTAATGTAACATAACGTGTCACCACGTTTAATAGATAGCTTAGAGCTTGTCTTAGCGAATATAAAGCCCCAACTAATAGTTCTTATCCACTTGTGTATATTAAATGCACCACCAACAACTTCGCCGGGTAAGTTTTCGTTATGCATAAATGGTGGAAGTATTTCCATTAAGCAAGGTTCGTCAGCAACAAACAAATAGTTTAGATTAAACTGAAACAATGGCTTTTTAACATCGTGCATATCTTCTTTAGGGTGTATAGTAAATAAGTTGTGTAACTGATGCTCGTCAACTTCTTTACTTGTAATAACTACAATTCCGTCTTTAACTTCTGCATCAAACGACACAGGCGACTTCAATAGAAACAAGTTATTATAAAATCCTTGATACGAAGGACAATCAATAATACCACGTTTGCTATAATTCTTGTTAACTACTTTTGGTGTTTTAAAACGTTCTGGTTCAATAACTAATAAATCAGGTATTGCTCCTGCCCAACACCAACCTAAATTAGTCGTCATATTGTCCCACGTTCTCCCAAGGATAAACTAACCAAACGTCTTCCTCAGCTTTGTTAACTTCATGACAACTATAATTTACTAAATCAAAGTTGCTGGCTGAATTTTCTGTAAGGGTAGCAAACTTTACACTATGACCCCACACTCTATGCCACTTGTCATTACCTGGCATACAACCTGATTCCCAGTCTTCTGTAATCCACTGGAAGGTTGCACCTGTGTCATTTATGTCATCTACAATTAAAATCTTCTTGGCTGTTGTACTACCTGAAGCAATTTTTCCATCTAGTACTCCGTATGCATCTTCTGCCATCCAGGCCGCACTATCGTTGAAGCTACCTGCTTCACCGTCACGTAAACTTACTTTAAGTGCTTCACATCGAATGCCTGTCATGTTACTAATAATAGTAGCAGGAATATTGCCGCCTCTAGTAATGCCTACAATGTAATCAGGACGCCAGTTGTCTGCGTACATTTGATTTACAATTTGTGTACACATTTGTTCTACGTCTGTCCAACTGTAATAATGTTTCTTAATCATTTTTGTTTCTCCAAGGGTATGTTTCTTTCATATTCAGTCTTATAGGACCTTCTTTATGTATTTCAGGATCATAAGGTACAAATTTAATTGTAGGTGTAAATCTAGGTAAATCTTTAAAAGGTGTAGCTGTATGTAGTATGTTACTTTTAAAAATAATCATACGTCCTGGAATTGGGGGTATGGCAATAATATGCGGAAATACTTCCTTGCCTTGTTTATTAAATTCTTCTTTAAGATTAGTAATAAACTTAGTTTCACCACCTTGGTTGATCTCCCAATGATTGTTTGCATAAAACATAAATGTCCAAGCATCATCGCCTTCATCATCAACATGATAGTTTGCTAATTCACGGGGTGCAAAAAAGTTTGCATGTGTTCTTTTTATTACTGATCCACTTACGCATGGAACATGTTCTTCTAAGAACGCCCACAACGTATGGAATGTTTTTGTATTATCATATTCTCCAGTACTTAATCCTGTAGGCGGATGATCAATGT